TGATGATGACCCTGCCGCCGCACCTCTCGCGTTGTTCTCAAGCGATAAACACATAGCATCATGGGATGCGCTATTGAAAGGGTTGAACATTCGGTGATGGCGCGTGCAACAGTTATCCCTTGAAGCCATCGAAGAGATTGATTTTGAAGTAGCGAAGCGCGACTTCAAATTCTTCTTTGAAGAGATTCTTGGGTTTCAATTGTCGTGGCATCATGAGCAGTGGTATAACAACCTTGAATCACGAAAGCGATATTGTGTCAAAGCGGCGCGTGACCACGGTAAGTCAACGTTGTTTCTTGGCTACATGCTTTGGAAGACTGCATTCAATCCCAAGACCAAAGCCGTTTTGATTTCGCACAGTCTTCATCAGTCCATTCACCACATGCGCACACTCAATGATTTGATTGATGGTGTGCCGTTTCTCGCGAAAATGAAGAAGGCTGACTCATGGTCGAAGACATTTTTTGGTTTCAGTAACGGCTCAAACATCAGCGCAAAGTCGGTTGGTGGTGCTATTCGTGGTATTCACCCTGACTTGATTCTATGCGACGACATTCTGTGGGGAACAACCGACACAGAACTCGCTCGCGTCGCTTCGTGGTTTTACGAAGTCCTTGTTCCTACACTTCACCACACATCCAAGTTGATGATTGTCGGAACACCGTTTACACCGACCGACCTTTACACGGAGTTGGAAAGTCGCGAAGGGTATCTTGTCGAAACTTACCCTGCCATCAACAGCAAAGGTGAGGCGTTGTGGCCTGAACGATGGGATTTAGAATCACTTGATGCACGTCGAAACGATATGCCCGCGATTGCATTTGCGCGTGAATATCTATGTGAACCAATGGACGACGTTAGCAGTCTCTTCCCATCCACCGTTCTTCAAGCGGCAAAAGATTCGTCGCTTCGGTTAATCGAACGTGAAACAGGCGACCCTGACGACCAATACTTCATCGGTTGGGACCCCGCGATTTCATCAGACCGCGCGGCTGACTATACCGTGATGGTCGTTCTTCGACGTCCATCAACCAACCCTGAATTACTTGAGATGGTTCATGCGGTTCGTCGTAAGAACATGGACTTCCGCACGCAAATCATGGAGATACAGCGTTTGAATGCAAAATTCAATCCTGACGTCATCGAACTTGAAGCCAACAACTTTCAACGCGTCTTCGCAACAGAACTACGCGCGGATACAGACTTACCAATTAAGACATTCATATCCACACGGCAACGTCGCGAGTCACTACTCATGGGGTTGGTGTTGCGTTTTGAGAATGAACAAATACGATTGCCTTACGGTGACGACCGTTCTCGTACACTCACGTCTGAACTTGAACGTGAATTGCTGATGTTCGGTATGAGCAAGAAAGGACGGCTTGACAGCATCGGTCGGCATGACGACTTTGCTATTGCTCTCGCGTTGGCTCATTGGGCGACAACGGAGTTCCGTGAGCGTATTGTGGACTTGGATGACATAATGGCGGGGTTGTTAGATTGAGCGATTGGTGGCTTTTTTTGAAAAACATGCCTCTCGGAGATGAGGGGCGCGGCGGTCGCAAAGTGCAATGTCCTAAATGCGAACGCTATTTTTACGGCGAAAACGGTTTGAATAATCACCATTGTCAAAAACCTGCCAACTTGCGCGCACCTCTTACGCCCGACGAAAATCGCGAGATGATGCAATTTCTTCAAGGGTTTATGACTGAACAACCAAGCGGTGATGCTAACTGCCCCGCTTGTCAAGGGAAGGGCCAAATTGAAGGCGACCCCTGCCCTATTTGTCGAGGTGGTTGAAAATGACGTGCGATTGTGAATTCTGTGTAGGCGGAGAAGCGGCGTTTGGTTATCTTGAGAAGAAGTTATGTCCCGCAGGTAAAGCGGCGGCGAAGCGCAAATTCAAGGTGTATCCATCAGCATACGCGAATGGATGGGCTGTTCAATACTGTCGCGGTAAGTTCCGCAAGAAGAAGGGAGGGAAGAAGAAGAAATGATTCCTCTTGAAGATGCGTGGGCTTTGATGAAAGCAAAGAAAGACGCGCCAAATTATCGCCCTTGTGAAAGTAGCAAGTGCTGTGGCAATTGTAAAGCGTGGGATGATTCAGCAACAGAAGACCCTCAAACGGGCTACTGCAAGTGGTATGATTTCACTTGCAACAAAGACTACACTTGTGATGCGTGGGCGAAAAAATGACGGTTGAGAAGAACTTGAACCGTTGGTTCAAGGAGAAGTGGGTGGATGTTTCGCGCACAGGTAAGGATGGTAAGCATCCTCCATGTGGCCGAAGCAAAGCCAAGACTTCTTCAAAGGGTTATCCGAAGTGTCGACCATCCGTCAAAGTTTCAAGTAAGACGCCAAAGACAAGCGGTTCGATGACGTCAGGTCAAAAGCGCGCGGCGACAAAACGCAAGCGTAGCAAAAAGCAGGGCGTAGGCGGAAAGCCCACCATCGTTAAAGCGATGAACGAGGCGTGGGTCTTCATGAAGGCCAATCAATGCCCCGATGGGAAAGAGCCTCGCTCCGAACAAGAGGCATTGCGGATTCAGCGGGAATACGGCCTTCGCGCTTATCGTTGCTACCGAGTAGTCTATGAAAACGGTCGTTCGCGAGTTATAGGATGCGGTGCATATCACAACACAGGAAGTTGATAACATGACAGAATACGAATACATATACCACGATGAACCAATAACAGCCGAAGAATTAGCAATGATGAACGACGAAGACATCGCGAAAGAAGTGTCGTTTTGCACATGTTGTTCGCCGTTTGACATCGCGAATAGCGTTCTCAAAGCGAAGAAAAAGAGCAAACCGTTTCACGGATACAATCCCAACAGGCATCATCGTAAAGGTGGACTGAATGCGAAAGGGCGCGCTAAAGCAAAGCGTGAACAAGGCTCAAATCTCAAACCTCCTGTGACGACCAAACCAAGTAAATTGAAAGCGGGTTCTAAGAAGGCTAAACGCCGTAAGTCTTTTTGTGCGCGGATGGGTGGCGTCAAAGGTCCTACTTCCAAAAAGGGTAAGTTGACCCCGAAAGGAGCGGCGTTGAAACGGTGGAATTGTTGAATGGTTGCTAATCACAATTTCATGTTTTGCGGTATATGCTACATGGAAGGTGAAAGACCGTTTGGGTTTTGCGAATTATGTTGGACAGCGCATGGAAAACCGTTGAATGCGAATGGAGGACAATGGCACAAATTAACTTGAACGACATTTCTGACATTGTTCGTTCTCATCCTTTGTTGAAAAATCAGATTCGCGGTGCTTCGTTTGGCGACGCACCTCAAACCATCAGTCAGGGTGGTGGTGAAGTCAACGCTAATCCAACACCACCACTCGTCGATGAAAACAAGAAGCGCGAAGAAGAAGAAGAGATGACGAATAAAATCAAACAACAACTCAAACGTTCGCTCCCTGATGGTGGTTGGTTTCAGTCAATGTTTGGTCGAGGCGCGGAAGAACTTGTTAAAGATTTGAGAATGGCGCGCCGTATCAACAAAGGTATGCGTGACGCTATCGACGAAGCCATTGACGCTATTCGTATCGCAAAAAGGCAGGAAGTTGAGGCAACGTTGCAATCCATCGAATGGATTGGTAAACACGAACCAACCGTTCGCAATTTAGGAATCAGCGAACGTGATTTACAAGCACTCCGCAAACACGGTCAGACTCGCGAATATGCTCTTCGACGTGCGTGCGTTCAATGGGAGAAAGCCAATGATACCATCAGCAAGTTGTTACTCATCGAAGGTGATTTCACCGATGACCAACGTCAAATGTGGGTCGATGCTCAACAGTTGAAGAAGAACGCGAAAAAAGAATGGAGAAACACGTTACATTCAATTGACAACATCAAAAAGACCGATGCTGTTTTTCTCACTAAAGCCGTTACAATTCTTGAAAGGCGCGGACCTTTACCTTCAAACGAAATCTTTGCTTCTATGGAAGGAACGAAACACACTTCTCCTTCTAAATTAAGTGCGCTTTTCAAGATGCATGGTGTCGAATACGACATCGAAAAGATTGGTAACAATTGGGGAATCGTTCGCGATAACAATGTGATTTTCAAAGATGTATGGGCGTATGCGGCGGGTTTTCTTGACGCTGACGGATACATCACGATTACAAAGCGCATGGAGCCGCGAGCAGGTTTCATCGCCACAGGAGAGCGTGGTAAGTTGCATTGCGAGCGATTGCATAAAGCACTCGAATGTGGTGTGTTGCAAACAGATTTGAAGATACACAAAAACAGTCGACGGACGCAACATCGGTTGCAATTTTACAGCGAAAATGATTTACGAACATTGTTGAAAGGTATCGCGCCTCATTTGCGAATGAAGAAAGGGCAAGCGAGTGCTGTTATTGAATTGCTTGATTTGCGAGGAAGAAAAACCGACATCGTTAAGTCGAGAAGAGACGACCTATACAAAATGGTGAAGTGGTTGAATTGGCGTGACGTTCCTGATAAGCGCGCTGAACTTCTCAAAGAGTGGAACATTGATGAAGCGGGAGTCCATGCGATGTTTGAGCGAGACGGCGAAACGCTACGTCTTGTCGATGACGCGAACCGACTTGTGGAGATGATTTGATGGCAGAAGAGAAAGGCTTAGTCGGTCGTTTTTTGTCGAGATTGACCAAGCCGTTCAGTCGTCGAACAACGCCTGAACCACAGATGCCGCTTTGGAAGACGGGTATTCAAGAGCCTGTTCTCGTTCAAGGTGTTTCAATCCCTGCACTTTACGCGACTGTTCAAGAATCAATCATCCTCCGAACAACCATCAACACGCTATGTCAAGAGATATTTCGTCGCGGTTATTATTGGGAAAAGAAATTCCACAAGAAATGCACGAACTGTGAAGAAGAATATCAACACGATACTGTGTCGCAATGTCGGATATGCGGCAACGAAGAATTTGAAAGCCCTGATGCTGACCAAATTTTGTATCCGCGATGGTTGATGAAACAGCGCAACAGCATGGACCAATCGTTTATTGAAGTCATGAAAGAGATTGAATGGGATTTGAACATCGTCGACGACGCGTTCTTGTTGCTCATCAAGGAATACTTCATCGACCCACAAAGCGGTGAGATTGAATTTTACCGCGTCAAAGAATTGGTTCGCGGAGACCCAACCTTCATGCGCATCGTGGCTGACAAAGCAGGGAAGCGCGGAGGACGATACCTCATATGTCCTATTCACCGAGACAAAACTTACCCTCACAACGGCGACCACAAAAAGTGCGACGTTTGTTCTTTACCACTTCAAGACGTTCACTACATCAACACAGCAGGGAGCGGTAAAACGCAATACTATGTTGACGGAGAAGTGTTGCATCTGTCTAAATTCAACCCATCGAAGTTGTATGGGCGTTCACCCGTCGCGAGCATGTGGCGTCAAGCACAGTCGCTTACAGCGATGGACAATTACATTTACCTCGCATATCAAAAGCGACGAATACCTCGCGGTGTTCTCGCCATCACAACCGACAACATCCAATCCACCGCTTCGTTTTGGAAAGGCGCGGAAGAAAAGATGGAGCGTGACCCACACTATATTCCGAAGGTTGGTGTTGAGTCTTCATCAGGTCGCGGTAAAGTTGAGTTTGTTCGTTTCATGGACAGTCTCGATGAGATGCAATACGCACAGGTTCGTGATGAAATACGAATGCGTATTGCCGCATTTTACGGTGTATCGAATGTGTTCATGATGGACGCAGGTAAATCAGGAGGGTTGAACAATGAAGGTATGCAAATCCTCGTTACCAATCGTGCTGTCGAATCAGGACAGAAGTTGTATTCGCGCGAACTGTTCCCGCGTTTGCTCGACCAAATGGGTGTTCATCATTGGTCGCTTACACTTTATCCAAACGAAGAAGAAGATGAAATCACACGACTTCGACGCGATGAGCAAGAAGTCAATATCGCACAGCGTATGCAACAACTCGGATTCCAACCCGAATTGACCGAAGATGCAGGTCGCGACATACGCTTCGTTTACAAGAAACCTGACCCGCAGGAAGCCATGCAACAACAACAAGCAGGTGGTATGGGTGGCGGAGGAATGCCACCTATGGGGGCAGGTGGTATGCCTCCACCAATGCCGCCCGGTGGTGGCGGACCTCCTATGGGTGGGGGCGCGATGATGCCACAGGGGGCAGGGGCTTCGCCTCCCGGCGGAGCGGCTCCACCCGGCAGTGGTCAGATTATGATGATGGAGAAAGCACTCGGATTGGGTGAAAGCGAAGGACTGCGCGAACGTGGACCTGCACCTATCAGTTCAGAAACACACCAATCAGGCGCACCATCCACGAAGAAAAATCAACGTGGTGCGAAGAAGACACCAATTGAGGAAGCACTCGACAGCGTTCAAGCCGCGAAAGACCCAACCGCGAAACAGAAAGAAAGCGGATTTTAGGGATAACTTAAAGGCGTGGGCTTTCCTCGTAAACCGTATGAGCCTATTGCAAAAGATGGACCCGATGGTTCGCAAATTGGAAACCGCGCTATCTGAATTCAAGGTCGCGCTTGCAAACAACGACCTCGTTTCAGCCGAACAATTTCTTCGCAGTATCCAATCCACAAGTGATTATCTCGCGGATGACGTGGGTCAAATTTACAAGTCCGAACAAGGCGGCGACCGTGTTCTCGGTGTCAACGACCGATTCGCAGGTGGCTTCCCTGTCGCTCAATTCAACAGCACTCAAGGCGTCATCGCGAAGAGCGAACGACCTATGGGATACATCGGACCTGACCGCATTGGTTCACACTTCAAGAAGCAAGGTCAGGTGTGAGCGTGAGTGAGCAAACCGATGCTATGATACTGATGAAAGCACTCATCAGTAAAATGGAGTCGATGGATGCTGAAATCACGTCGATGCGAAAAAGTATGGATACACCTGAACTGTTACTCAAGCGCGCGGGCTTTGTCCGAGCCAACACTCCTGCGAATGAAGATGTGTGGGGCGACCCACTTCGCGGAGACCGTGACAATGTTATCAGTAAAGCCGCCGCCGCCATTGACGACGTAGGTATGTCGATGCCTGAATCAAACGAAGAATGGCACGATATGTCATGGGACGAAATTCACGCAATGGCAAATACAGCCGCCGAAGCAGAAGGAAGGAGGATTGACCAATGAAACCAATGAAAGTCGAAGCAGGACAACTCGCGCCTGACGTTGATGAACTTATCAAGCAAGCCAACGATTTGATTGAAAAAGTCGACAAAGAAACCAAAGACTTCGGCACAGAAAGTGCTGACCTTTTCGCGAATGTAACAGGTGTTGAACCTGTTCGCACAGGATACTACGACACCAATCAACGACGCATCACCACAGAAGATGTATCGCGAACTGCTCCGAAGAAAGAAGAAATCAAATTCACACCTATCGGCCATCCGAACACTCTTGAAGCGCACGAAAACAAGAAAGGCGACCCATCTGACAAGAATCCTGAAGGAGCGTATTCAATCACCGATTATTCTTGAGGTGGTGAAGTGTGCGTGAAAATGCATTGCAATACCATGCGAGAATGGTGAGCGACTTTTACGACGCACTACTCAAAGGTGACGCGAGCGACGAAGCAGTCAATGTCTTAATGAGCGCACAGAATTTGCGCAATGAAGGTGTTACAACCATACCTGTTCTGAAAGACGCGAAGAAGTATCTTCGACAGATGAAGCGAAGTAGGGATGCTTTGCGACAAAAAGTTGACAATCCAATCGACGAAATCCCTGTTGATTCGTTTCAACAATCCAAAGTTGTAACTTCGCGCTCAACAAAACATGAACCTGCGCGTCGACCGCAACATCGTGCAATCCGTCTTTTTCATGTTGATGATTGGGTGAAAGCACACGATGAAAACAACCAAAGTGCTATCGACGCAATGACGCGAAAAGCACACGGTTGGCGTATGCAAACTCGTCCGAACACCGAAGACTACGATGAAGAGGACATCACACACCCTCACCACCCTATTCATGCGCTCAACCTTCACCCAACATATGAAGACGACATACCGTCGTATCATAGCAAACCAATTTTCCAACAACTCATGCGTGCTATGTTTTCACCACCTCACGCTCTCGCTTCTCAATTCAACAAAAAAATGATGCAAGCCGCGAAAAAATTGCATCCATCGTTGAGAAAAGACACCATACTCGGCAATTGGAGTGGTCAGAATTTTACCATCGAAAAAATGTTTGACATCGGCTATCAAGATTTCAAAAAGGATTTCGTTGAAAAATTCGGTGAAGAGTCCGAGATTATGAAACCTCTTTTTGTATGGTGTAAACAATGGGAGAATGAGGGTCTTCCGCGAGATTACATCTTCAAACAAGCCATCGACGAGAATAATCTTCAAGTGAAAGAAGGTGCGGGTGTATCCCTTCATCAGGCTGTGAAAGACGATGTTCGCATACAAACAGACGATGGACGATGGGTCATACCTTCGCATGAACGAACAGGCACAGATGCTTACGTCGATGGTGTGTATATGCTCCCTGCCGATATGCAACGCGACATCACTTATTGGAAGTTGAACGGCGCGCAAAATCCATCTGATTTGAAGAAAATTGTTGGAAACAATTTCAATGACGTATTGGGCTACATGGCGTTGCATAATCGTTTGATGAAGACTGCGCTACGCGATATGTATTCAGGAGGGTCTTTACGACGAGGATTCACTCACGTTACGCCAAACCGTTATCTTAACGACAGCACCGCTAAACAAGCAATCGACAGCGCATCGAATGAAAGAATCGACAAATTTGCAAACGACTTTACAGAAGGACGTTATCGAAATTTAAGTCAAGATGTTATGAAGCGAACGTTTGAGGCGATGAATGATTCGGACGAGTTGAATGACGCACTTGATGAATACGCCGACGCGAATGATTTAGCAGTCTATGGTCATGGTATGTTTCCTAAAATCGTCAAGAACGATTTTTTCGGTGAAGATTCGATTGAGATGGAAGACGACATGACAATTGAAGATTTGAAAGCACTCGCTGAACACGGATTTTTCAAAACAGAAAGTGGCAAAAAATTCAAACAAGCATTTGCTCATCAAGCCGCGACAACGAAAGTCAGCGAGGCTAAAATCGACACGTTGTTGGACAGTATGAGCGATTTGCACTACACGCACACCAACGATGAAGATTGGCTACACCCTGACGACGCACGTCACGAAATGACGGCATACGGTATGCTCATGGACGTTATGGGTGGAGGTGGAGGTAATTTTGATTTCGACTTTGATGATTTCCCACAATTAAGAGAAGGCGCGATGCCGGGTGTTTGGTTTGAAGATTTACCTGTGCGCAACGTTCTTCCTGCATTCCGACAAGATGTCAAAGGGAAGGCTCTCGGAACAAAATACGGAAGGAAAAAAGGAAGAATGCGCGAAGCCCTTATGGATACGTTCAAACCCAACGAGAAAGATGAAGCATTGAACGAACAGCAAAAGACGCGCCTTCGGAATACAGCACAAAGGAACGGATACGGAGAAGAAGAAACGGAGCGATTGGTTGAGCAATTTGAGGCAGGTAATGAAGTTCGCATACGGTTAAGAGAGCGCAAAAGACCGATGCGTGATACCGAAGAATTTGTCGGAGAAGAGATGGAAGATTACACGCGTGGTATGCCACTCTTACGACGAGTGACGAGCGATTCACTCACGCCTTTTGTCGGCTCGGAGGCTCATTTCATGTCTGACCCTATGGACGAAATGTCGATGATGGGTCTCGACGGACTGCGTGAAGAGCGAGACACCGTCTCACCTTATCCTATGGCGAGGATGCAATTGTTACGCGATAACGCTGACAGCAAAGGTCACGACCGATTGTTCTTTGCTGAACAGTTGATGCAAGGCGTTCAGGATGTTGCGCGGTTAAATCACGACCGCAACAATCCTCAACATCGTTTGGCTATTGGTATTGGTTTGTTGGGCGCGCACGAACCTCTCGACGTTCACGACGACGACGCGCTCGATGCTTGGAAGAAAGGTCAATACAAATCAATGAATCGAACTGACCCGACAGGGAGAGTTCGCGATTCTGACAGAATCAATTCCGAATTGTTTGACACACAAATTGGCTCTCAACCGATGCGCTACTCCATTTATTCGCTTGAGGATTATCAAAAATATCTTGATACGCGCTACTCAAACAATGAATACGTCTTACCTTCACCTATTTCTCACGGTGGGTTGACCGACAAAGAGTTGAAACAAGAACTCATCACGCTTGATGATGATTACGATGGCAACATGCAAGCGTTAGGAAAGCGTGTGAATCAAGCGATGACGACGGTCGATAAAGCCAAGAAGTTCGGAACGATTGACGGTGTCGAATATGTGATAGCCCCCGATGAACATTCTCTTGCTCAAAACGATACCGAAGCGTATGTTGAACAATTGAAATTTACAAAGGATGATGTCGAGCGCGATTTTCTGATGCAAAAAATCAACAGCATTGGCGCGAATTCACATCTTTACCAAGACAACGATGAACAAAGTCCGTTCCACGACAAGATGCAGTTGGGACGTCAGACGCACGATGTTGTCAAAGAAGTCTTCGATATGATGGTTCGTCCTGCTATCGAAGCCCACTACCCTAAAGCATTCGGATATGAGGGTATGACGAACGTTGAGAACAACGAAGCGACCGCTATGACGGCATATGGTCTGCACATCGCTGAATACATAGCCACACACCTCACTTCTGATGAACAGTCGAGATTGATGGCGAAAGGGAAGATGACAGGATACACCATCGCGGGTATGGAGAGCGACAAACAAATACCAATGCACACACTCATTACGCCTGAAATGGCAGACCGCATTAAGAAATTGAGAGTGAGACGCAACCATCACGACATGACGGGAGGTGGAGACCGAATGCGCTTGGCTCACGAATACCCTGACGGTCTTCCGAAGGGATATGAGTTAGCAAATCGTTTGTTCGACGGCGACAACCGAACGCGAAAAATTTTCAACAAGGTTATCGAGAAGGTGCAAGAAGCGGCGAACGAACAAGGCATATCGTTTGAAGATGCATTTGTTTCGCGTTACTTAGCACACAATCGTCTCGCAAAACCTCTTTCAGCACCCGCTCCTTCAAAAACTCAAGATGCACGACGCCGAGGACGAAAAGAAGAAACGCTCGCGGCAGTCATCAAAGACCCTCATGAATTACATGGAGACATCTTTGAGAACTTGTCTCACGTTCATAATCGCGCTGACATATTCAAGTTGGGTTCAGAAAAACACGGCATACTGCATGGCGGTGATGCGATATTCGACGAAGGCAAACCGCTTTCGATGCAAAAAGAATTCAACGCAATCCACGCTGTCATGGGTCAATTGCTTGACAAAACGAAAATGGGAAGCGACGTTGCTGTGTTAGGTAAAGGGATACGGCAGTCGCAAAAACAGATTTTCAATGTCAACGAAATTTTCCCATCAGGTTCAAAGAAAGACCGCAGTTCAAAATTGAAAAAGTTGCGCAGTCTTGCTTTCGCGTTAAACGACCAAACAACGTCATACAAAGTCAACAAAGATATAACTCACAGCGACCTTCCTGTTGGCGGTGGCAGTCCTTCAAACGCGACACTCATACCGCTTTACCTTAGCCGACACAATCAATTTGAGTTCGGTAAGAACGTCAAACCTCCTGTCATCTTCAACAAAGACGCGCTGAAAAGAAATGGCAACTTCCTTATTGAGACACCGAAGAATGCTCAAAACCCTTTACCGAACAATGGCGACATGCGACTTGTTGTTTCGCGAGATGGATTACGAGACGTCAATCCCCTCTTACAACCATACGATTACAGCGCGTCAAATCACATCTCCAACGACCCTTCACATTTCGATACGAGAGCGCAACAATCCACAGGTCTCGACGACCCCAACATTATGACATCGTTCGACCGTATCATCGACGACTCAATCATAACGAAAGAAGACGGCAAACCTCAACCTGTTAAATTCATGCATCGCATCTTCGACCTCAAAGATATGGAACATTTGCGCGGATTTACAGGTGATTGGGTTATCAGTCTTTATCCGCAGGGCGAGCATGTCATCGCGACAAAGAAGAAAGACAAATTAACAGCATACAGCACAGACGGAGAAGTGGAATTGGATGAGAAGATTTTGGAAGAGGTGGAGAAGGTTTACGAAAAAGACTTCACGGTTCACGCGATTCTTCATGATGGAATGATGACCGTTATTGATTTGTTGAAGACAGCGGATGAAGACACACACAACATGCCAACGAAAGACCGTATCCGTCACCTCCGCGCTCAATACGAATCGAGTGAACACATCAAGATGCCTGAACCCATCAACACAAAGCGTAGCGACGATGAAGGATTGGCAGTTGCCATCGAAGGATTACGAAAAGAAAAGGACATGGACATCCTTCTTCGCGATGCAAATGCAACCTACATGAAGGGAGAGCCTCGACATCCTAAGTGGGTTTTGCTAACAAAAGAAAAGATGGTCGATGTCGTCATCTTATCGCGTAGCGGTAAGAATTACACCATCGGCGTTGGTCCACTCATGCACCCTGAACATTATGGTAAGCGCGCACAAGAAATTGATGGAGAACATTACATGATGGTCGGAAGCGCGAAAGGACCAAGAGGGTTGAAAGAAGGAGACTTTGCTACGGTTCAATGCACAGGTGTGAGCGCATCCAACGGTGAGCATCCAACATACAGAATACGAAGTGGGAAGATTACAGACAACGAACCGTTAGCCGCCGATAGTGTGGAAACGCTCGCAGTCATGTCAGGTGAACACCACGTTGCACAGCGCGTCGCGATGAAGAAGGGGAACATCATCATCAACTTCCCTGCTTTCGATGACGACGTAATCTGTAAGACGCGTATCGAAGATGGTGTGTGGGTTGTCGAACCTCAATCAAGTGTTTGGGGCAACGAGTATCTCGTTCGTTTAGCGCATGACCAAGAGCCATATTGGGAATTGAAAGCGGCGATGTTGTTGAAAGAAGAGGGTGTTGAACAACCTGAATATGACGAAGTTAAACCTGAACCACCTGCGGGTCACAGTAAGAAACGAAAGCATGTGTTGGAAGATGAAGAAGAAGTTATCAAGCGCGGTCTTGATTTGATTGAGCGTGGTTTGGAACATATCACGAAAGAGAAGATTACAAGCACAGGTGTGCAGGGGTTGGGTATAGGTTATGCAACACCTGATGAATCTCCGCGAGGACCTACACAGAATATCAACGACGACACCATGCCTGACTTCGACCCTGCGGCACGCGACGATAGCGAAGAAAAGCCCGCGACAGCAAAGAAAACCAAGCGACTGCGAACAAGTGAAGGCGAAGTAGCAACGCTTGAAGATGATGGCGTTATCGCGATTGAGAACAGTTCCCTTGATATACCATGACGATGAATCCGTGAGGCAATGGCGATTCTTGCGGCTCCAACGGGTTCCTCCAATCCCCTCATTTTGAAGGGTATTGGTGACGACCTTGTTGTCGCGGGATATGCTTCTGTCGAAATGGTTGACAAGCAGGGAGATTTAATCACCCGTAGTGCTTTGAAAAACGCATTTGGCAACTTCATGAAGGCTGACGGATTTCGCAATGTGCAACTCGCACACTCCAACATTCAAGTCGGAACAGTCATTCCTTCCTATACTGACTCATCAGGACGTCTGTGGAAATCCGAAGTGGATGACACAGGCATGTTCGTCGTCATCAAGTTGCGTGGCGACATCGAGAAGGCGCGAGAAGTGGCTTCTGAAATCCGCAAAGGAAACCTGCGCTCGTTTTCTATTGGTGGTCAAGCATTTGAGCGCGTCAACAAGAGCGACCAAACACGCGGAGATTACCGCGAGATTCGTCGTATGGAACTCCATGAGGTTACTATTTGTGAAAAGGGAATCAACCCTGAAGCGCAATTTCGTATCCTCAAGGAAGACACCACAGGTGATACAATGACAAACACAATGAGTGAATTACAAAGTGTCCTTGAACGCTTGTCTAAAAAATTGGACAAGGAAGAGGACGACGATAAGAAGAAGAAAGACAAGGAAGAGAAAGACGCGGCTATGCCACTCCCTCTCGACCGCGACCAAGATGGCGAACCCGGCCCATTCGGTGACGACAAGCCAAAGAAAAAGACTCCACCTCGCGACGACGACGAAGATGAACCCGAAGACGACGAGGATGAAGAAGACATGATGTATGGTGATGATATGACACAAAAAGGTGACGATATGATAACGATGGACTACCTGACATGGCTTGAATCGACCGCTAAGAGTGCAGGTTTCGACCCGCTCGCGGCTCGCGACCATTTCAGCAAAGGATACGGACCCGGTGAATCAGGTTTTGACATGCGCGGACAAGGCTCTCTTGAAGGTGCAGGTGAAGACGACTCCGGAAAGCGTCCTCAACCGAACTTTGGCTCCGCGCCAAGCGGTAACAAGAACGTAATTAAGAGCGACTATCTCAACGCGAACAACGTTTCGCCAAGTGAGATTGAATCCGCTTACGAAGTGTTCAAAGCCGCCGCGACTGAGCAACAATTCAAGTCTGACTTGAACAGCCACTTTACCGACCGCTTCATGAAGGAGCAAAAGGCGGAGGCTGATGCAATCGCTAAGAGTCAATTCGACGCTCGCGGTCCTATGGTTGAATTACAAAAGGCTGTCCTTGCTCTCAATGACCGCATTGACAACGTTTCTTCCACAGGTGGTTCGATGATTTCAAAGTCCGCTTCCACCGCTAACGTTACTATTCCTGACACCGCTGAACTCGCGAACATGTCGTGGGACGACGTCCACCGACTCGCAGGTAAAGCGTTGAACGGAGGTGAAATCTGATGGCAAGAAATTATGTAAGAACAGTTCAAGACATGGAGCGTTATTATTACGGTGGCGCATCCCAAACAGGATATACCTACGGAGCAGGTGACATTCTCAAGGCCGACGCGCCTTTGTTGTCCAGCACCGCAGGAACATACCAAGCAATTTACGGACGAAAAGTATGGTCGCAACTCAACCAAGAGTTTAACGCCTTCTCTATTCTTCCAAAGAAACCGTGGGAACGAAGCGGATGGCGTATCCTCACCGAGCGCGCTGATTTCGCAAAGGGTGGCGGTATCGCGGAGAACGGAACTCTCCCTGACACCTCCAAGCCTGAATTCCTTCACGTTGCCGCAAAGCCAAAGACTGTCGCGCACACTTTCGACCTTTCGGAAGTAAGCATGTTCCTTTCTGACAAGGACGACGGTATGGGCGATGTCCGACAAGTCCTCAAGGAAGAGATGGGTAAGCACCACGCTGAACACATCAACCGAATGCTCCTTGAAGATGTCGACACTCCTGTCGGCAATGATTTTGAGTCTCTTGACCGAATCACTTCTGACCCTGACAAGATGACCACAGGAACAACGCACGTTAGCGCGTTGACCGACCACGACATGTATTCCATCACTCGCGATGGTTCTGCCGCTTTCCACAGCGCGGAAGTCGACGTCGATTCCTCATCCGCAAACCGCAACCTATCCCTCAATCAGATGGACGGATTGTTCCAACAACTTTGGACTCGCGGTGGTAATCCGAAGGTCATGCTTACAGGCTACGACACACTCATGCGTGTTCAACAACTCCTACAATCACAACAGCGATTCATGGACAGCAAGCGTGTCACCCCAACCTTCAACGGTGTCAAGGGTGTTCCCGGTCTTGAAGCAGGATTCATCGTTGCTACTTACAACGGTGTCCCAATGATTCCAACAAAGGATATGCCTGACGAAGGTGCAAGCAGTCTGTCGCGAATTTACTATCTCGACACGGATTACTTGTGGTTCCAAACCGCTATCCCGACACAATACTTTGAATCCGGAATTGAAACCGGAGACCCATTCGCGATTAACCGTCTTGGACAAGAAGGTCTTTACCGAACAATGGGTGAACTATGGTGTTCTTTCTTTGGTGCAAGCGGTTCAATTCGCGACCTACAATGAGGTGAAGAAATATGGTAGCAGTAACACATAGAGGAATAACATACACATCGAGCGCAGGTGGCGTCGACGTCCTAATGGACTTGCCACTTCAAGGTGGAGTGGACCAAGACGAGACACTTTGGATGGGCGCGGCCTATCCCGGTTCTCTCGCTTCTTTTGAGCCACAGCAGACCGACCGAGCGAACAAATTCAACCCACGATTGGTTGTCGTTCATTGGTCGACCGCGACAGACAATGCAACACTAACCCTTTCGGGTCAAGTCAGCGAAATTATGCACGCATCGTGTCAATGGGCTGAATCCAATGCCGCACCGGGTCTATCCCAACACGCCGCAAGCGGAGTTCTAATCAATGATGCCGCAAACTTGTTGACAAGTGAATCGACTGCCAATGTTGATGGTGTCGACGCGACAACACAATTTAGTGTTGGTGATTTCGTCCTTAATGCAGAAGGAGCAATTGTTGGAACACTAACCGCTCTTGATGCAACATCAATTACTCTTAGCGCAAACGCGACCGTTCAAATGAACGACGACGCGGCTTTGCACAAGAGAACTCCTTTGGTCTTGACAAACACATCAGGAACGACTGAATCAGTCACACTACTTTTGCTTTTGGCTTGAGGTGTTCTTTTTGCCTACAATTACCTACAAGGGTCGACGTCGCGCAGGTGCGAATTGTGGACGCTTAGGATGGTGGATTTGGGGTCAAGCACGCGAAGTGTCCGCTGAATGGTTGGACGCTAATCGCTCGGCTGTTGAAGGCTCGGATTTCGTTATCGAAGGACATACCTTTGAAAAGGCTGTCGCGACTGTTGATGCAGGAAACGATGGTGTCCCTGACATGGGATGGACGAAAGGCGACATTCTCGCGTGGATGGAAGAGAAGGACATCGCTTCTTCTTCACTATCCACAAAGAAGAAATTGCTCGCGGCTATCGACGAACACCTTAACCCAACCGAAGAATCTAATAACGAGGCGGAAGAAGCACTAACAACAGGAGATGAATGAATATGGCATTTACAAGTGACAACAGACCACACACAATGGGCGATTTAATCGCGATTACCGGAACAGTAGCAAACGGCGATACAAGCGCGGACCTCTCCGCGTTCATGTCCGAGATTCTTATGGCGACCGTCCACCCACTATCGGGTGCGGCGAGTCCAACAACAGGAACATGCGTCATCGCGGGAACGACGGTCAACTTCAACGACCCCGGCGTTGCTGATGGTGGACGTCTATTTGCACTCGGCAAGCGATGAGGTGATTCACCTTGTCCGACACGAAAGTGTTTGAATTTACACCCAATGAAGGGTGCGAAACAGGCGCGGCTGTGGCAGGTGGAGTTCAGAAGGTTCTCGACGATTACACTAACGGGAAGACGGTTGAGGCAATCACCTCTTACACCTTACAGGGCAATCTCTATGTCGTAGTCGTCACCTC